TGGCAGACTATAAAAAAGCAATTTTAAAAGTTCTCTTAACCGAAGGTGGTTATGTGAATGATTCGGACGATGCCGGTGGTGAAACCTACAAAGGTATTGCTCGTAATTTCTGGCCTACTTGGACTGGTTGGTCTGTCATTGATTCAGCTAAAAAGAAATCGGGTTTTCCGTCAAATTTGAAACCAACCAATATCCTTGGTGATGCCGTGATGAATTTCTATCGCGTAAACTTTTGGGACAAAGTTGGTGGTGATTTTATTGATGATCAGGAGATAGGAAATAGTCTGGTTGATAGTGCCATAAACGAAGGAATAAAACCTGCTGTCAAACGTGCTCAATCAATCGTTGGCTTGGCTCAAACTGGCATTGTAACTCCTGAATTGGTGGAAAAATTAAATTCAATGATATGAAAAAGTTAGTGTTTCTGTTGCTTCTTATCCCGGGGTGCTGTATATCGCAGACGGTAATTAAAAAGGATACAGTTGTGGTGTTGAATGCTAAAATAGCATTGTTGAACGATTCTATTGCAAAATTGAACCAACGCCCGGTAATGACAAAACATCAATTCATTCAGCTTTATAAGTATGATCGGTTGCTGAAGTACTATAAGATTTGTAAACGAAAACCAACTCAGTGGAAGTACTACAAAGGTTGGTCAACTAGAGTTTTTGAATTATGAAGAATTATTTTATCAAGTTTCTGGCAGTGTACGACTGGAATTCAATAGAAGAATTTGCGTTGTCGATATTTCCCAGTTACAAATACCAGTTGCATGGTGCTGTACTAACGCTTTCAGTTCTTTCCGGATTAGTCAATTATCTATTTGGCGTTACACCGGCTTTGGCAATTGCCATGTTTGTAGCGATAGTTATTGAAGTGGTAACCGGAATAAGAGCTTCAAAAAGACTTGGTAAAAAATTTGAGTCGTTTAGATTCTCACGCTGTGTGATAAAAATACTTATATGGCTTGCAATTCTTTATATCATACATGCCTTCCAAAAGGAATTTGAGAGTTCAAAGAACTGGATAGATATAGCAGCTGAAAACTTCTTTAATTTCACATTTATAGTTTGTCTAACAGGATTTTTAGTTGAGTATGTTACTTCAATTTTAGAAAATGTTTCAGTACTGAAAGGAAAGGAAAAAACGGCTATTATAGAGGCTATTTCTGGAGGTTGGATGAATTTAATAAACACCATTAAACCAAAGAAAAATGAGAACTAAAAATTTAAACAATCTATTGGCAGAACGAATCATACTTTGTTGCATTATATTCGTTTCGGTTATTTTTTATTCCGGTTGCAAAACATTGAAACAAGCTAACAGTTCCGTATCAACAGGCTCAACGAATATAAGCTCAACTGCCAATACCTCAACCGATGCAAAACTGGATGTAAAGAATTCAATCGAAACCAGTCAATCGACTGCCAGTTCATTGAATTCAACCGATAAAGGAACTTCAACCGAAACGGTAGAAGAAACCACTACCAATACAAAATTGTCGAAACCGGATAGTACCGGTAAGCAATATCCGACTGAAACTACCACCACAAACCGAAGAATTAAACGTGGTGAGAATAAGAACTCAACTGCAAATGCAGGCTCAAAAAGCGATGTAAGTACTAAGGCTATTAATGAAGATAAATCGAAGCTAAAAGCCAATGCATCACTTAAAAATAAAGGTAAAGCACAAACAGCTACTAAAACAGCATCAAAACAATCAATAGAATCAAAAACACCCGGTTGGGTATATGTTGCTATTGTTGGGCTTATTGGACTTTTATCATTCATTATATATCGAATTCTAAAACGCTTTAATATAATTAAATAGTATGGCAAAGAATGTAAAACCAGTTGCGAAAACTGCAAAAGTGGAAGCAACTACCGAAGATGCTGTAATTGAAACAGCACAGGAAACAACTGAAGCAACAACTACCGAAGCTGATGTAACTGAAACGGCACCCGAAACACCCGAAGCTGCAACTATCGAAGATGTTGTGACTGATACAGTACCGGAAGTAACTGAAACAACCGAATCCACAGAAGCTGAAACCGTAACCGAAGCTGAAGAAAAAGTGGATCCAGATTTTCAAGTTGAAGCCGAAACGCTTATGGCTTCGCAAAATGTAAAAGAAATTTGGCGATGTCCTATAAACGGATATTGGTTTACTAAAGCCGAAAATGCTTTAGATCACTCAAAGAAAGTGGACAAAAGTCCGGAACATTATAAACTGTAAACCATGACCGGATTACCAAATGTAGTAATTAGCCTTGTCCGTAACGGATTGGGCTTAGTAGCCGAAACAAACGATAATACAGTGGGCTTTATTTTGCCCGGTGTTGCCGTTGCTGATAAGTTGGTTCTGAATACTCCTTATGCTATTTATAGTACCGATGGAGCAAAAGCCCTGGGCATTGATGCAACCGGAACAAATACAGCCGCGTTTCGTCATATTTCGGAATTTTACTCTATAGCTCCTAGAGGTTCAAAACTTTGGATTATTGTTGTTGCTACAACCGTGAAATTGTCAGCAACGGTTGATAAAGACTTGGAGGTTTGTCCGGCGAAAATTTTATTGAATAGAGCCAATGGCGAAATTATGGCTTTAGGTACGGCGGTTGCTGCTGATGCCGGAACTACCCTTGATGGGTTGGATACTGAAGTATCAACAGCCCGAACTAAAGGTCAATTGTTGGCTATGGAGTATCTGGGTAAAATAATGCCATTCGTGTTGATTATCGAAGGTCGTAAAATGACTGATTCAGCTTCATTGCTTGATTTGCATACCGAAACAAAATATCGCACTTCAGTAGGATTGTGTTCGACTATTACCGGCGGTTCCGCTTCCATTGGGTTGATATTAGGTCAGATTGCAGCTTTACCGGTACAGCGCAAAATTTCGCGTGTAAAAAATGGTGCTTTACCTATCGACACTGCTTACTTGAGCGATGGTGTTGCTGTAAAAGGGCGTGAAGATTTGGGTACAATCAGTGACAAAGGTTATATCGTATTGCGCCAGTTCCCAAACAAATCAGGTTACTTCTTTAATGGTGACTTCACAGCCACTTCGCTAACGGATGACCTGAATACAATTGCACGTATCAGAACGATTGACAAAGCGTTGAAAATAGCTTATAACACCTACGTGGATGAGCTTGACGATGATGTGGAAGTAAACGACGATGGTACGCTCAATGCTGCTGTAGCTGCTGACTTGAAACAAAAGATTGAAACACAGGTGAACGGTGCTATGAAAGGCGAAATATCCAAGTTCAATGCTCAAATTGATACTACGGTTGATATTCTATCCGGGGCTGCTCAAAAAATCTATCTGAACATCACGCCAAAGGGTTATTTGAACCCGATTGAAGTGGTATTAAGTTTTGTAAACCAATAGACCCCCAGCCCCATAAAGGGGGTTAAGAGTCTTATAATAAATTAATAATATGGCATATAGTTGGTCAGAATACCGCTGTTTTATGGGCGGTCGGTTTATAATCGGGATTCGCGGATTCAAGTATAAAACAGAGCGCGAAATTGAAGCTATCTACGGCGAAGGTGATGAACCTGTTGATGTTGGTTATGGCAATAAGAAATACAGCAATGAAATCAAGTTGCTTCAGAATGAACTTGAAGCTATAATTTTAGCAGGTGGTGGTGATCCTTTTAAAATACCTCCATTTACCATTGTGCACTCATACATACCACAAGGTAGCAATACTGGACGTATTATTACTGATGTGTGCGAGGGAATCCAATTCACAGAAATTGAAAAAGCCATGGAACAGGGTGCAAAATTCATGGAAATTAATACCCCTACGTTTGTCAAGAAAATTAAGTATAACACAACATACGCAGCTTAATCATGAAAAAAGAAATAACACTTATAGGCGAAGTAACGCCCGAACAAATTGAACAGTGGAAAGTAAAATACGGCAAAGTTACCGGTGTAATTGTAGATGGTCATATCGCTTATGTCCGCAAAATTGACCGGAATACTACCAGTTACGCACTCAGTCAGATGTCGTTTAAAATGTCGAAAGGCGAAAACGAAGGAAGCGACATTGAGATGAATATGGGTAAACTGATGAAAACCGGTGAAGCTGTATTAAATAACTGTTGGCTTGGAGGTAGTGACGAAATTAAAAAGGATGAAACGCTTTGGTTCAATGCCTGTGTAAAAGCCGGTGAATTGATAGAGTTCAAGGAGACTGAACTAAAAAACTTTTAAGCGAGGCTGAACAGTGGGGTGAGAATGATTGGGTCGGCTTAATGTCGACCCAATTAGAATACTACCTTGGCTATGACGTCTCGCACCTTACAGACGAACAATGGGCGATGAAGGTTACCCACTTAGATTATATACGCAAACGAGAAGCTGAAGCAAATAAATAATGGGACCAGGGGTTGAATACATATTACGAGCGCGCGACTTATTGAGCGGTGTTTTGCGGAATGCAAGCATGGCAGCAAATAATGTATCACGGAGCGTCGAAAGTATGAATCATTCAACTGAAAATGCAATGAATAACGCTCAGCGAAGTGTTAGTCGGGCATCGCGGTCATGGAGTAATTATATCGACCGAGTACGGGAATCGAATACAGAAACAAACAATCTGGCTAGTGGCATTGGTCGCATAGTGGGCACACTTGCAGTTCTTGGTGGTATTAAGAGTATTGTACAAATGGGCGCTGATCTGGAGCAATCTAAAATCAGTTTCGATGTACTGCTAGGAAGTGCCGAAAAGGCACGGATAATGCTAGCGGGTATCAATAAATTTGCTAATGATACGCCTTACGAAAACAAGGGATTGATTGACAATGCTAAATTGATGCTTGCATTTGGTACATCCGCTGAAAAGATTTTGCCAAACCTGAAAATGATTGGTGACATTGGGATGGGAAATGCCGAAAAAATGAGTTCTTTAATATTGGCTTACGCTCAAATGTCGAGTGCCGGAAAACTACAAGGTCAGGACTTACTACAAATGGTGAATGCCGGATTTAATCCACTACAAGAACTTACGAAAATGACCGGTAAAACCATGGGAGTACTTCGTAAAGAAATGGAAGGTGGAAAAATATCAGCAGAAATGGTGGAAGCTGCTTTTCACCATGCAACAAGTAAGGGTGGAATGTTCTTTGGGATGATGGATAAAATGAGCCAAACGGCTTCGGGTAAATTTTCAACATTAGTAGGTACTTTGAGACAGACTGGAGCTGAAATAGGATTAAAACTTTTACCCTATGCTAATGACCTGATGAACTTCTTGATGCCGATGGTTGATTGGATTAGTCAGAACTCTGACATGTTATTACAACTTACCGGCGTTGCTTTGGGTGCTTATGCAGCTTTTAAACTGATAACTTGGGGCATTCAACTTTGGACAATTGCTCAAGCTATTTTAAATGGTACTATGGCTCTTAATCCGGTGGGATTAGTTGTGATTGCTATAGCTGCTTTAATTGCAATTATTGTCATTGCCTGGAATAAGTTTGCTGGATTCAGAGGCGTTGTTTTCGGACTTTGGGATACTTTTAAATTATTCGTCAACTTTCTGAAGGTTGCTGTAATGAATACGGTGAAAGGATTAGTTGATATGTTTTTAGGTCTTGGTAAAATCATTGATGGCATTTTTCACCGGGACTGGAGTAAAATCAAAGATGGTGCAAAACAAGTTGGTTCAGGGTTCGCTAATTCATATCTTGGTGGTGGAGTTGCTAAGGCTGCAATAGATAATGGTTCAAAAGCGGGTGAAACATGGGCGAAAGGATACAACAAAGGAATTAAAAGTTTTGCTAAAAGTGAAGCTGATAAGAAAACTAAAAATGTAGGTGCCGTAACTGATGCTACTACTTTACTAGGAGGAAAACAAACTCCAGTAACGCCTATTAATCCGGATGATAAAATCAAAAGTATTGCCGGTGGTGGTAGTAAACAGACTACAATAAATATTCATGTGAATAAGGAAATGATAGGACATATAACTATTAATCCAATTACTATGACACAAGGTGCTAATGAGGTTCGGGATTTAATTATGCAGTCGCTTTCACAATTAATTCTCAGTACAAATAAAATGGCTTTAGAATAAAATGAGAACAGACTATAATTTCAACGAATTTGATTTGGGTGATATTTTTAAAAGTGTTTGGGGTTATTCAGTCCCGCCACTTTTATTCGGGATTCAAAATATAGTTGAAAAAAGTCTATTTGGA